CATTTGATGGTGAGATTAATTACCCTGACTCATTTAACATAAGAGATTATGCAACTGATTTAATTTACTACCAACAAGCAAAGTCTATTGGTATTGGTTCACCTACATTTATGAAAGAAGTTGATAAAGAGATTGCAAGAGCAGTTGTAGATGATGACGAAAAACTAAATCAGATATTTGACGAGATAGATCAAAAAGCAGAAGTTGGCGAATTTACCCAAGACGAAACTCGCCAACCAGATGATGAAGTTGAACAAGAAGAAATTTAATCTAATCCTCTTTGTCCAGCTTTATTATAGCCACCCTCTCTTGGAGTGAAATCAACATTTCTTTCTTGCCAACCAAACTTAAATGTAGTGCCTAGTGGTAAGCAAAATAAATGATATTGATTTACTGTATCGTGAAGTCTTGACTCTTTTGGATAGAGTTCAATAGCTTCAACCTCATCTCCAACAAGTTCATTTTTTATTTGTTGAAAATGTCTCCAATCGTGAACAGCTTTTTTATCTTTTCGTTTAATAGAAATATAAGTACACTTACCTTTATAAAGTGGATTATGTACTAAAGAATCAGCATTCTTTTTTCTATAAACCCAAACTTCATAAATGTCATTGACCCAACATTCTATCTCTATTCCAAACTGTTCATGTATTTGTTCAATAGTTCCATTTATGGCTCTCTCAAACTTTTCCATTTTTATTTACCCCCTTTCTTGTTATGTTTAGATTTCCAAATTTCTAATTTGGCTTCTGTAGATAGTTCATTGTAAATTGTTTTTTCACAATCAACTAACCCCTCAACGAAGATGTGTTCTTGATCTTCAAGAATTTTACGACCATGCTTTGTAAATCCAATAGCATTTATTTTTTTATCTTCTGCTATAGCTTCAAGCATTTGTGCAGTTTTACAAGTTATCATATTCTCTCTCATTTTTTTTTATTTACCCATTATACCATATTCACTTTTTTAATTTTTTTAGTTTTGACGAACTTGTTGAAAAGTAGACGATTGAAATTTTAGGGTGTTATCTGGTTGATGCGACAAAAAAACACTTTTTGCGTTTTTGATGTTTTTTTGATAAGACAATTTTTATGTCAGATATAGTACAAAAATCAACAGAGTATAGAATCAAACAAATTGAGATAGCAGAAGCAAAATATTATAAAACTCTTGTTGCAACATTAGATAGAATAG